ATCGTATCCTTGGCGTTTAAGTAAGTAACGATTGGGTTAGCTGCTAAAGCACCTACACGATCTGCACCTGATGGGATAGTGTAAGTATCTAAGCTAGTTGCGCGCATTACTTTAAAGCCTGCAAACTCATCTGTCACAGTCGCTTTAGCGTTGGCATCGCCTGCCTGTGGGTTAACACCTAAAGAACGTTGTTCATTGGCTAAAGACGTTTGTGAGAATGGGTTTAGAAGGTAGCACCAGTTGCCATCATCAGGCACACCAGTAGATGACATAAGCGCGCCAGCACCTGCCACTTCTGACCATGAATCAACAAAATTACCCGGCGTTCCGTAAGTTAAACCTGAGTTTTTCATACAGAAAGAAGCAAAGCTTGTCTCTAGTTCAGTCTTAATGCGGCGTGCAATGTCAGTTGCAAAACGATCAGCATTGTTGCCCATCTCAAGAGCTTGTTCAGCTTCTGAGTAGTCAACCAATACAGTAATATAGTCTTGAACGACTGCACTTGCTTTACCAGTGATAATGTCTTGAGTCTGACCAGTCACATCACCTTGTTGGGTGCGCAGTGCTTGGTAGTCTGTAGGACGCTGAACATCAATGGTATCACCCGTTGATGGATTGAATGCACCCTTGAACATTTGGGTGTTTACTTCTTTAGATACGACACGCTCCGTATCAAAAGCCGGTAAAACCTTCTCCATCAACTTACGCGTAATATTACTTTCAAAATTATTAGCCATGTGACTTTCCTTTTATTGTTATGCGAGCCACAAAATTGTGACTTACCACATTTTATACTTGGAATCCCCGCTACCGACTGACGCCCCTCCGGTTAATACCTCGGCTGGCTCTGGTGCGCTGGTTACTTTTGGTTTCAACGCTGAGGCAGATTCTTTTACTTGCTTATAAATGGTTTCGCCATTCATCCAAGTTGAGCTGTTCAATGATTGGACTTTATCCGGATTACTGGCTAGATACTTGGCGATTAAAGGACCTTCCTCGTCCCCTAGTACCACCTCGGCAATATCAGAGCGCAATTCATACACTTCTAATATTTCGCCTATCTTGCGCATTTCGTCCGGTTCAATCTTGAACTCTTTCGCCCTGCTAGAATAAACCTCTATTTTCTGATTGATTTCCTCTTGCTTTGATTTCTGCTCTAATTCGCTGGCTTCTAGCTTTTGCTTTTCTGCCTGCTCCTTAGAAAAATCAAAACGATTCTTTTCAATCAATGCCTGATCACGCTTTTTAACCGCCTCATGGTATTCAGCATCCGTATCGAAATCATATCGATCTGGAATATCTGGAACCTCTGGCTCTTTTGGTGCGTTTTGCGCCTCAAGAGATTTAAGCTTTTCTTCAAGCTCTTTTTTCTCTCGCTTCGCCTTGCGCGCTTCAAAAGCCTTTTCTGCGATTATCTTGTCATAATCCGGCTGGGGCTTTTCTTCTGAATTGCCCTCTTGTGCAGTTCCCGCATCTGCGTTTTGTTCGGGTTGTGTGCCTTCGTCTTTTACAGATTCAAGCGCCTCAGCGTCTTGCTGGTCAGTCATGCTAGCTCCTAAGAGTAAATATCACGAAAATGTCGCGTACATTGTTAAAACTAATTATAAAGCTATAGCTAATAGTGATCAACTATTGAGCGGCCTCGCCTTCTGCAAGGTTTTGAGCTGTTTCCTCGTAAGCGATTGCAGCACTAGGGCTAATGATTGCCTGAGCACCAGTGGATTCTTTTATTAGCTTCATGGTTTCAGCTTGAGTCTTCTGCATCTCTTCAACAGATTTAGCCATACTCATAGCCAACTCTTGATTAGCCCTCTGGTTTTCTTCCATAGCAAGCGCCATAGACTGCTGCATTTTAGCTATCTCAAGCTCAAATTTCTGCTGACCTTGAACGGCTTTAATCTCTTGGTCCTGCTGCTTAAGCTGAGTATCTGCCATAAGTTTTTGCTGGTCATTCTGAGCAGATAATAACTTGGCTTGTGCGTCCATTTGTTGAATTTGCAACCCAATCTCTTCCATGCTTGGTTGTTGTGGTTGCTGAGCAGCTAAGGCTTGTGCTTCTTGCATAGCTTGACGCTCTTCGTCCGTCCACTGATCTTCTGGGATTAACCCACTATTCATTAGCTGTAGACGTTTACGCTGAGCAATTAAATCCAAGCTAGGTCCGTTGGCATTGTTAAGTAGGATGTCGGAACCCATCTCAACCACTGTCGGATCAATGCTAGCCATCTCTAGGATTGAGGCGATTGACTCTTGCTGTCTTGATTTAAAGGATTTACCAATATCCATGGTCACATCATAGCGACCTGTGGACAAGTCATTAATAATCTTGGTTGATCCATCTTCAAGGACTGCCTTATTAAGGTCCACCTGACTAGGAACGCCATCCTCTCCAAGTATGCGCACTCTTCGGGTAGCATCGTAAACCTTTGGAATTGCGTCAACGAGGATTTTAGCGGTATGCGTTAGTGCAACTTCCATAGCGTCAAAGTAATGCACCATGGATACGTCGCCACGCTCCTGTAGTTGCTCAATAGCAACACCTGATTGCAACGAGGGATTGTCACCCATACTGGCAGCAAACACCCCAGAGCTTTGAATAATGGCTTGTCGAGTACTATTGGCAATCACTGCAAGGTTAGGATTAGTTTGAGCGGTGCCCATTCGATAAGGATTAGGCTGATCTTCCACATGATTGTAGTATTGAACTGAATCACTTGATTGATTCATGCGCTCCAGTTGGGGCTCATGGTCTGCCGCCTGCTCTGGCGTAATAAAGATTTTATCAATTGGACTTAATGCAGTCTGAAGCACTTCCGCTGAATGGGCGTAATTATGGACGCGTTGCTGGTCAAGTAGCTTCTCTGTCTCACCCCTAAATGTAATCTTATTATCTGATACACGGAAATAGCCATACAACGGAATAAGGGGAATCCAATTAAACACTGTCTCCTGAGCTTCGTTAAGCCAGTCCGCACCATCATAGTGACGAACCTTAACCACTCGCTTCATGCGCTTTCTGCGTCGCATCTCAGTAATGCCGCTTTGCTCAAGTCTATCTTGAATTTTCTCTAGGTCATCCTCTCGATAAACAGAGCCGTCACTCATCTGAACCAGAGTAACTGGTCGTTCCTCTATCCAATAAAATTCACCAACTATTACTTGGTCAGCCTTGTCGTAGTATCCAGATTGACTTCTATCTTCTGCTACGCTTTGCCCTGAACCATCCGGCCATCTTTCCTTATAGGCATTCTTCGACATGGCCGTTAGCTTGGTGCCCCACATAGCGTCCGAGTGATCTTGTCGCATTGAGTTGGTATCCCAATACACAGTATCAATAGCCGAATTAATAGGTCTAATATATAGGTCTTGGTCAAAGGATTCTGAATCTGAGTATTCTTGTGTGATCATCCAAGCATCAAAGCCAGTTCCAACCATAGAAGTTGCTGCATTGTTGTAAATGTTTTGAGCACCAGAAATGGATTCGATATTGCGAATCATGCCTGCCAATACATCCGCTCTATCTTCATCCGCTTGATCATTAGCAGGCCTGACCTTGATGCCAAAGTTAGCCATTCTAATGGCGCCGGATAGAGTATTAATAACAGGGTTACATAAGTCGAAGGTATAGCGAGGTCGACCATTCCGTCTAAATTGCTGAGCAATGTCTGGCTCCCACTGACCATCTCGCTTGTTTAGAAATAGATCACACTCCCTAGAATGCTCTCGCTGGTCCTTGTCTGCATCTTGGGCTTGCTTAACCCCGTTAAGTACATCAGTGTGATTGCTAAAATCTATCATTGTCATGACCTTGATAATTTTTGTTTATTATATAGCCATTAAGATTTATGACCAAGCTTGTTGATTTAAAGCCCTTCCTTTGCGTTTCGGCTCTTTTATTACTGCCTCAGCCGCATAGCGCAAAGAGTCTATAAAGTGATTGAAGTCATCGCACGGCTTATTAAGGGATTTTCCATTCTTGTCTTTTGCCCATGCATAGTTATCAAACTCTGTCTTAAACTCGACTAAATGAGCGTTTACTATAATTTCAAACTCCAGTAGAAAGTCTATACCACTATTGATTGAGTCATTACCCTTTCTAGCCCCAGCAATAGACACTCCTTTATCTTTTATATAATCAATGGACTTAGGCTCTGAGCTATCTGCTATTGTTTTATGCTTGTGCGCCTGCTTCTGTTTTATTTTGAGTGCAATCTGGGCATTACTTAAGCCTTTCTCATAAAATCCATCAAAGACAAATAACCGCTTATTCTTTAGGTCCACATAGGATTGATTCCATGCACTAGGATCATTTGTGTACCCAAAGTCCAATCCTTGAATACATTCCAACCCTTGTATTTCATGCTCTTTAATAAGCCTTTGTTGCACATTATTAAACACCAACCCCTCGGCCGTTCCCCAGTTGCCTAAAGCGTATATATTGTAATACCGCGGGTTAGTCTGTTTCTTGTTCTCCATTACCATCTTGTACTCATCATCAATAAATGAGTTATCAAGGTAGGTAGTCTTAAGAGTAAAACATCCCGCTATTGGGTCATCGAAAAATATCTTCTTAATCCAGTGCTGGTCACTGATAGGGTTTAAGGTGAGTATGATCTGCTTCAATGCGCCTGTATTACCACGTAGACGCAAATCAAGCTGTTCAAAGTCCTCCTGTGTAAGCTCTGTAGCCTCTTCTACCCATATACTGGTGACGCCCTCGATAGATTTAAGCTTCTCCACATCATCCAGCCCACTAAACATAATTTGTGCACCAGTAGGTCGGTATATCATGGTTCGGTCAGTCAGGTTGATATCAAATTCATTAATCAACCCCCATCGAGATATGATGTTTTTCATCAAAGCAAAGACAGATCGCTTAATGGTTCGATCGACTTTACGGATAATCAGGAAGTTGTGCTTACAGTGAGACTCAGACAGAAGTCTATATAAGATTTTACGGGCTACTATGTGTGATTTACCACTACCCGCACCGCCATAGGCTACTTGGTAACGGGATTGGTCCTTGAACAAAGGAACGAAAGCAGGGGACTTATCTTGTACGTGCTTTCTAAATAGAGCGAGATTTACCATTCATGTGAGCCATCATCTACAATCTTGATATTGTGATCGACCACTTGCTTATCCAGACCTAGGAGCTTAGCCTTCCCCATCGTCGCGTTAATGGCCGCTGAGCTTTGAGGTGTCTCTGTGGTCATTGCCATTGTGCGAGCCTCTTCTAGCTCTTTCAGTAAGTCCTCAAGGGTAATATTAAGGGCTTTTACTGCTGGCTCCCTTAATTCCTTTATCCTTGACGATATCTTGACGTTATCCATAACCTCTTTTGCTTTGCGGTGCACCGACTCCGGCTTCATGTTTTCACAGTCGTATGCAATGCGGTAAGCCTCGGATGCATTACCCTTGGCTTCCCCGCAATAAGCTATGCAAAAGTTTTCTTGTTTCTCTGTCAGCATATCAACTCTGTGTATTTACTGGACAATAAAGGACTGCACTAAAATCAACATTTTTTTCTTGCCCATCTCTATTAAAG